CTTCCTTCTGGATAATGCGTTGGCAATTAGCACATACAGTTTTTAAGTTACTAGGTCGACAATTCTGTAAGTCTCCGTCAATATGATATACATTGAATTGCTCTTCATGCGCAGATTTAAATCTACATTTTTCGCAGTATTCTTTTTTCTCATAGCCTGACATAACCCATCGAGGAATACCGTAGCCTATTATGCCATGCTTTAAGCATGTTTCGCATTTTTTGCGATAATACGTTTTGCCTTCTTTTATATAGTTTATAGCAGCAGGTCTTTGATTGCATATACATAACGGTCTCATATTGTATTTATCATACCTTTTCGGTCCCTTTTCCAGCAAGCTAAACTGTCTGTTTTATAAAAATAGCATAAATACATGTGATATAACCTTATAAGGAGAAATATGATGGCATTAGTCTCACCAGGTGTAGAGGTCCAGGTAATTGATGAGAGTTTTTACACTCCAAGTGCACCGGGTACTGTACCAATGATATTTGTTGCAACTGCGGAAAATAAAACTAACTCAGCAGGAACGGGTATTGCAACAGGAACAACAAAAGCAAACGCAGGTGTTCCATTTTTACTAACAAGTCAGAAAGACTTAGGAGATCTATTTGGAGATCCAAGTTTCTATTCAGACACAAGCGGAAACATGATTCACGGTAGTGAATTAAACGAATACGGTTTGCAAACAGCATACTCGTTACTAGGCGTAACTAACCAAGTATTTGTTGTTAGAGCAGACTTTGATCTAGCTAAACTAACACCAAGTGCAAACGCTCCAGGCGGAACACCAGTAGACGGTGCATACTGGTTAGATACACAAAACACAAGCTACGGTTTACTAGAGTGGAATGCAGCAGCAGTAACAGCAGGCGGACAAAGCTTCACAGCAATTAATCCAATTGTAGTAAACAAAGCAAGCGAACTAGACGGCACAATGCCATCAGCAGCAATTGGTGTTATTGGCGATTATGCAGTAGTTACAGCAAACAACATGAACAGAATGTTCTACAAGAATACATCAGGTGCATGGGTACAAGTAGGTTCAGAAGATTGGAAAGCAAGTTGGCCAACAGTTGTTTCTACAGAAGCAGGCGCTACAGTTCCAGCAAGTGATACTATTGAAATTAATGGCCAAGCAATTAGCCTTACTTCTGGACAAAGTCTTGCAGATGCAGCTACAGCTATGGACGGGCAAGTTGCTGGAATCACAGTAAGCTATAATACTAATACACAAGTTTTAGAATTCTTTAGCACAGGTGTTGCTATTACATTAGCAGACACAAACAATACATTATTCGGCGGTTTAGGATTGACAGCAGGAACATACAATGCTCCTACAATGTCAATTGCTCCACATACTAGTGTTCCTGAATTTAAAACAGGCGAAGCAGCAGAAGCACCAACAGGTAGTATTTGGATGAAAACAACTACACCAAACGGTGGCGCTAACTGGAATATTAAATCATACAGTGCTGACACAGCATTATGGTCAACTGTTGCAGCACCAGTGTATACTTCAAATGCAGCAGCATTAAATGCACTTGATTCAACAGGCAATGGTAGTAACTTAGCAGTAGGCGCTACATTTGTAAAAGCAAATGTAAACGATGCGTCACCAGTAGAAGCAGATGCTAAAATTTATAGAAGAGTAGCAGCAGGCGCAACTACAATTACTAGTGCAAAAGTTGCAACTCGAGTTACTGACGGTGCACCAGTTAATGTAAATATTGCAGAAACTAAAGTAGGTTCAGCAGTATTAGATACACCTAAAACAGTAACTTGGACGCCAACAGGCGGAACAGGCGATGCAGCACTTCTAGTAGCAGCAATTAATAATGCAGGCTTTGCAAATGTTTCAGCATCAGTTACTGATCAAAATAGAGTTGTAATTAGCCACAAACTAGGCGGCGACTTTACTTTAGTTGATACAGATGACGCACTAGCAGAGTATGGATTTGCTCCTTATGATGTAAACAACAGTGCTTCAACAGTAAACATGTATGATCCAAACGCAACAGGCACATGGACTGCAACACTTTGGAAAACACTAGCATATGATGCATCAGCAACTGAACCAACAACGCTAACAGCAGATGGCGAAGTATGGTACAACTCAGTGATTGACGAAGTTGACATTATGTATCATAATGGCGCAACATGGCAAGGTTACAAAAACGCATTTGGAACTACAATGGGTCCTATCGTTGCAGCAAGTGAACCAACAGCACAAGCAGACGGTTCAGCTATTGAAGATAATGATCTTTGGATTGACACAAGCGACTTAGAAAACTTCCCAACTATCTATCGTTGGAATGCAGGACTAAGTGCATGGAACTTAATTGACAAAGGTGACCAAACAAGTGAAAACGGAATTCTATTTGCAGATGCACGTTGGAGCACAGCAGGCGCAGATGTTGTTGCAGCTGATATCGAAGACTTACTAGAAAGTGATTACTTAGATCCAGATGCACCAGATCCAGCACTATATCCAAAAGGTATGCTACTATGGAACCTAAGACGTTCTGGCTTTAATGTTAAGCGTTTTGTTCGTAATCACATTGCAGTTGGCCAAAACAATGGTCGCAATGGTGACGAATCAATGGCAGCATATAACCCAAATCGTTGGGTTACTGAATCAGCAAATAACGTTGACGGTTCAGGCAGCTTTGGACGTAACGCACAGCGTAAGTCAGTAGTACAAGCACTACAAGCAATGGTAAACAGTAACCAAGAAATTAGAGATGACGAGCGTAGATTCTTTAACTTAATGGCAACACCTGGTTATCCAGAGCTAATTGGTGAGATGATTAGTCTTAACTATGATAGAAAACTAACATCGTTTATTGTTGGTGATTCACCGATGAGACTTGCACCAGACGCAACAGGACTTAACAACTGGGCAACTAACGTTGAACTAGCTGTTGAAGATAATGATAGAGGCTTAGTAAGCAGAGATGAGTACTTGGGCGTTTATTACCCAGCAGGCTTTACAAGTGATAACGCAGGAAACAACATTGTTGTTCCGGCATCACACATGGCACTAAGAACAATGATCCTAAGTGATCAAGTTTCGTATCCATGGATGGCTCCAGCAGGCACAAGACGTGGTGCAGTTAGCAATGCTACAGCAACAGGTTACCTAAGTGCTGAAGGCGAATTTGTAAGTATTTCACTAAACAATGGTCAGCGTAACGTACTATATTCAAACAACATTAACCCAATTACTCCTATTACAGGAAGTGGATTAGTTGTGTTTGGACAGAAAACTCGTGCTAAAAATGCAAGTGCATTAGACAGAGTTAACGTTGCAAGACTAACAGTTTACTTACGTAGACAGTTAGAAATTCTTGCAAGACCATATCTATTTGAACCAAATGATGCTGGTACAAGAGATCAAGTAAAAGCAGCAGCAGATGCGCTATTACTAGAACTAGTAGGATTAAGAGGCATTTACGATTTCGTAACTGTTTGTGACACTACAAACAATACACCTGCAAGAGTTGATAAGAACGAATTGTATCTAGATGTAGCTATTGAACCAGTCAAAGCTATCGAGTTTATTTACATTCCGTTACGTATTAAAAACACAGGCGAAATAGCGTCTTTAGGCTAAGACATAAATACTATTAGGAGAATAGAATGCCAGTAACAACATTACAAAACTTATCAGTACCTTTCGAGGGCGAGGCTAATTCATCACTGTTAATGCCTAAATTACAGTATCGTTTTAGAGTAGCTTTTGATTTATTTGGCGCTGATGTAGATGATAGTCTACGTGTTCTACAAAGACAAGTTGTGGACGTAACCCGTCCTAACTTATCATTTGAACAAATCACACTTGATGCATACAACTCAAGAACTTACTTAGCAGGTAAACATACGTGGGAGCCAATTACGCTTACACTACGTGAAGATGCAAGTAATAATATTCAAAGAGCAGTAGGCAGTCAGTTGCAGAAACAGTTTGACTTCTTTGAGCAAGCAAGTGCAACAGCAGCAAGTGATTATAAATTCCACACTAAGATTGAAATCCTAGATGGCGGCAATGGCGATAAAGATCCTATTGTGCTTGATAGATTTGAACTTAAAGGATGCTATATTGAATCAGCAAACTATAACACATTAGCATATGCAACAAGTGACGCAGTTACAGTTTCATTAACTATTCGTTATGATAATGCAATTCAAAAAGGCGTAAACGGCGGCGCAATTAGCGGCATCGGGCAACCAACAGCTAGATAAGTTGAATAAAATTAACAATAAAGACAGGGACTTTTTGGTTCCTGTTTTTTTATGGATAAATACTATATGACACTACAATATGATCCAGAGAATAATGTACACCTAAGAGATGCAGAACATGCACGTAAATTGTATACACAATACAATCTTTCGTATGCACCTAAAACTAAATTTCTTTACCATGTGGTGTTTATGTTAAAAGATGAGGCAGCTAGAAATGCTGCGCCTAATACGCAGAATAGTATTAAGGAGCTAGGTGTTTTAGCAAAGTCAGTAGACTTGCCTAATTATAGAGTAAGCACAGAAACACGCCAGCAGTATAATAGAAAAAAGAATGTTCAAACTAGAATCGATTATGACGAATGTAGATTTGTTTTCCATGATGATAATTCTAGTACAACAAGTTCGCTTATGAAAGAGTATTATAATTTTTACTACAGGGATGGTAAGAATGATGTACTTGATTTTGGAACACGAAATAAATTTGCATTACCAAATAAAAAGTTTGGGTTAGACAACGGAATGAAGGATACATTTTTTAGTCATATAAAAATTTATCAATTAACACAACGTAGATGGTGGTCTTATACATTAGTAAACCCACTAGTCACATCATTCGGACATGACTCACTAGATAATGCCGACGGCAGCGGCATGATGGAAAATAACATGTCGATCGCATATGAAGGTGTAATTTATAACCAAGGTAATATTGCTGAGACATTACCTACCAACTTTACTGATAATGAAACAGGATACGACAATACACCGAGTCCATTAATAAATGGAACGCAAGGATATATACCTAAAAATGATGCACAGGCAAATTACGGAGCAACTACTACAACGTTTGTTAGCAATCCAACATCAGGTAATTTTTTCGATAACCTGTTTGGTGATTTACTACGTGGTAACAGTTTGTTTAGTCCTACACAGGCAGTAGGACGCTATGCAACTACTACTCCTACTAGTATATTACCGTCTACTAGAATATTAAGTGAACTAACAAATAATCCGTCATACGTGGCATCATTGGCTAGTACATCAGTGTTGCTAGGTATTGTATCAGGTGATTCGCCACAACAAGCAATCCAAGACACTGTAGTTGATCTTGCAACAAGAGATCCTAACAGTAGTTCCGATACATTTAAATTAGCACAACTAGCAACAAAGATTATAGCAGGAAAGTAAGATGACCGAAATTATTTCACCCACTACTAGTACACCGATTAATTCAAATGAATTTGATGCACTAGTTGGATATTTTAAAAAAAGAGGATTTGAAGATATTCCTTCTAGAGAAATTAGTGGAATTTTTATACAAAAAGCATCTAGCGATAATATACCAGTGTTTAGATTAGTAGATACGCTAAAGGGGCTGAATCCAATAGAACTTAATACAATTATTACACAAGTGATTAATTCTGATAGATTAAGATCAAGCACAGTTGGATTTAAAAAAGAAATTAAAACTGACACGTATGATTTAAGAAATATAGAATCACTTACAAAAGATTTTGCAGAAATAGAGGGTGCAAAAGAAGAAACAATTATTAGGATAGTAAACGGAAGCTATGTACAAGAAGGATACGTAGATCCAAATTATGTTGATTAGGGGGAATATCAATGCCATTAATTTTAAGAACAAATAAAACAGAACCTCTAACTCATACAGAGTTAGACGGCAATCTAAGTCACTTAGACCAAAGAATTACAGCACTCACAAATGCTGAAGCAAATAAAATTATTACTTGGACAGAGATACAGTCTAAGCCAGTATTGTTTGACGGCGACTACAATAGTTTAAGTAATCTACCTTCGTTGTTTAACGGAGACTATAATAGTCTTACAAACACTCCTGTTACATTTGATGGAAATTATCAGAGCTTAACAAATAAGCCCGGTATTCCATCTAATTTAGCAGACTTGACAAATGTACAAAATACTGTTCCTGGTGTTGATCAAGTATTAACATGGAATGGATCATCTTGGTCCCCCCAAGACAAATTTAGTGCAGACTATAATGATCTTACTAACAAACCAGTAGTACCAACACTGTTAGGCGATTTAGGTAATGTATCCCCTACTGCACCGGCACCTGACGAAGTTCTTAAATGGGATGGCTCACAGTGGGCACCTGGATCTGATGTTGGTAACATTCCAACCTATGCTGAAGTAACTGACAAAGCTGGCGCCAACGGGCCTCAAAGTATAGCATTAGGAAATGGTGCCGGCGGAACACTTGACGGAACTATTGCACAAGAAGCAGCAGGCGTAGCAATTGGATTAATGGCAGGTAGAACAGATCAAAAAAATAACAGTGTTGCTATTGGTACAAGTGCAGGTAATAACACACAGGGACAAGACTCAGTTGCAATTGGTGAAGTTGCAGGCATGATGACGCAAGGTGAATCATCAGTAGCAATTGGCTCAGGTGCAGGTACAACTACACAGGGTTCTGAAGCAGTTGCAATAGGTGACTTAGCAGGTGCATCAACCCAGGGTGCTAATGCTACCGCAGTTGGTAATGGCGCTGGCGAAGATACACAGGGCGTAAGCGCAGTTGCCGTAGGTGATATTGCAGGTGCACTTAATCAAAATACCTTTGCTGTAGCAGTTGGTGCAAGTGCTGGTATGACAAACCAAGGACAGGCAGCTGTAGCAATTGGTAAGAATTCAGGTGAAACGCTTCAAGGTTCAGATACAGTAGCAATAGGTAATAGTGCCGGCAATACAAA